ACTGTGGTCTTGTGGGTTTAATGGACAAGGACAATGTGCCCAGAATGATCTTATAAATAGAAGTCAGTTCGTACAAATTGGTGCTGATACAAACTGGGTTGATGTCACAGTATCAACTACCAACTTTATTGCCAAGAAGAATGATAATACTTGGTGGACTTGTGGTTCTAACAGTAGTGGTCAATTTGGCAGAAATAATGTTATTTCTGCTTCTTCACCTATTCAAATTGGTGGTGCATATACCATCCAAAAGATTACAGGTGGTCAAAACCTAACATTTATTCTTGATAATGTTGGGAACATTTGGGGTTGTGGTTCAAATACATCGGGAACAATTGGAGATGGGACTACTACAAATAAATCAAGCTTTGTTCAAATGCTTGGTGGTCCTTGGATTGATGTAAGACCATGTGCAACTTCCCTATTTATGATCAAATCTGATAATACATTGTGGGCTGTAGGAGCAATAAATTCCAATCTCTCATTGAACACCTTTGCTACTGCTCAAAGCAGCCCGGTTATGATAGATAACACTAAGACTTGGCTCAGGTTTAGTGAACAGCCACCGGGTTCAAATAGTATGTCAGCTCAGGGAGTTCAAGCTGGATTTCCCACACCGACTCCGACTTAAGTCATTTATGTTTAGACAGGAAAAAAAATGGAAATAGGACAGTTTGCAAGTAAAACTTTTGAATTTAGAGATCAATTGCATATGATGCATTTGATGACAAAAAGTTATTCAGAGCATAAAGCTTTGGGTAATCTTTATGAATTTATTGGTGATTTTGCTGATAGTTTTTTAGAAACTTATAAAGGATTTACCAACGAATTGAGTTTTGATACTGTTGTGGTTGAAAAAAGTGTATTAAACAATCCTGTTTTTGTTATTGAAGATTATATTGCTCAGGTTTTGCTTGAGGCCAAGAATGAAATGGCACAAGACATGGGTACATATGGCTTTTTGGTAAATATGATTGAAGATGCCATGGCTAACTGTTATCGAACAGTGTATCGATTAAAAAATTTAAAATAGGTGATTAATGCCATTACAATCTGGAAGTTCTCATGAAATTATTTCTGCTAATATAGCAGAATTAATAAAAGCTGGGCATCCTAGAGACCAAGCAATTGCTGCTGCATATTCTAAAGCTGGTTTAGGTAAAAAAAGTGAGAGATGTTGGAAAGGTTATGAGCCAGTGCCGGGAAAGGAACCATATAGTCCCGGTTCTTGTAGAAAAGAAGAGATTATTGATCCAGCAGTAATTTCTTTTGACAAAAATACACCCAAGAACAATACATTGGATATATGAGCCGTAAAAATAAAATTACAAACGAATTACAACCACCTGATGCTTGTTTACCTGACCAAAATGGAAAATTTAATTTTAGTTTTTTAAATGATTTTCAAAAAGATTTGTTTTTACAAATACAAAATCCAAAAAATGAGATCATAGTTATAGCTGGTGAAGCAGGAACTTCTAAATCATTTATTGCAATTACAGCTGCCATTCAAGCTTTATTATCTAGAAGAATTCATAAAATTCATATGACTAGACCATGCATTCATACAGGTGGTGATGAGCATGGTTTTATTCCCGGCACTTTATCGGATAAATTACACCCGTGGCTTTTGCCGTTGCTGGATAACATTGAACAAACATGTCCTTTAAAAGGACAAGATCATAAAAAAGTGCAAGAAGCATTAAGATTTGAACCTTTAGGAATGCTTAGAGGCAGAACATTTAATGATTGTTATGTAATTGCTGATGAAATGAGTAATGCTACATTTCATCAATGTATGACTGTTGCAACAAGGCATGGTAAAAAATGCAAAACTATTTTTACTGGTGATGTTGCACAGGCTGACATCAAAAACTCTGGTTTTATGGATTTTTACAATATGGTTCTTGGGTTGGAAGGAGTTATATGCTATACTTTACCACCAGAAGCACAAACACGAAATCCAATTGTCAGTAAGATTTTGGAAAGACAAAAGTATGTTCAAAAATTCAATATTTAACTAAATTAGATTATGTATAATGTCAAATTAAAATATGGTCAAAACTGTGTTTATAAAGACAACTTGAGCATTGTTGTAAATGATGTTTTGGGTAAATTTATATGGTTTGGGCATGTATTTTTTTTGCCATTGATGCAGAAGCAGTTGTATATTCCGGCTACTAATACGGGTTGGAAGTGGATTTTAGATTATAAAAACATAGGATTAACATCTAGTGGTATTAAGTTATTAGGCAAGGACAATGCCAAATCTTATATGTCAGTTTTTTATGAATCACAAGATCCGGTTCCATATCCGATGACATTAGGTTTAAATTTACCTGAATTTGTTGGTAATTTTGTAAGTATTGTTTATGAAGATGCTGGATGTAGGACAAAAAGTGTATTGCATCCAGTGACGGATAATTTACATATTGATGATTTAAAAGTGGTAATTCATGAATTAAATCATAAACATGTTATGATGGATATTTTTGAAAATGAATAATATGTCATTTAAAATTGAGAGGTAATTTAACATGATGGTATACAAACCGATTTTTGCAACAGCTTCAGGTAACAATGTTATTCTGGCTGGTTCGACATATCCAAATCGTAGAGTGATGGTAGTAGCTTATACCCTTTTAACTGATGCAAACGTAACAATAACTTTTAAGAGTAATACAACTGATTTAAGTGGACCGATGCCTGTTCTAGCTAGTGGTGGTATTGCAACGACATCTAACTTCTTGTCAGGTGGAATTGGTGGACCGATTGGTTTATTCCAAACTGTCAATGGTGGAGATGATTTGATATTAAATTTATCAGGTGCAGCCAATGTTGGTGGTCACATAAGCATATTTGTGCTGAATGGATAATAATGCAATTTACTGATTCAGATTTACATGATGCCATGAAGATAGGGCTTGAAGCTCTAATTGATATTATTAAAACTTCTCAAGATCCGATTATCAAGGGAAATGCCTGCATAAGTTTGGCAAGAATATTGATGGATATATTTGATCGGCAACATGCTCTTGAAGAAGCTCAAACTTTTTTAGATATGGAAGATAGTGATGAGGAAGAAGGGTTCTAAAAACATGTTTAATGCTGACACTCAGATGTTAATTCTGAACAACATTAGACAAGGTAATTTCAGAAATACAGCAGCAAGAGCTGCTGGTATTAATCCTAAAACATTGAGTAAATGGATGCATAGGACTGAGCCAAAGTATGTTGAATTTGCTCAATTAGTAATTGAAGCAGAAGCAAATGTTGAATCTAAGTGTGTAAATAAATTAATTGAAGCTGGTGACAAGGATGCTAAATGGTATGCATGGTGGTTGGAAAGAAAGTGCAAACATTGGAACATTTCAGTTCATAGATGGGAATTTAGTATTGTGCAAAAACAATTGAAACAGCTAAGGACTTTTATTGATGAGCTATTCAAAGACAATCCGTCAGCTAAGCCAATTGACTTCCAAGGTTATCCAGCTCAAGAACCAGCACCAATTAGCATCGAAGCCTCCTAGAGATATTATTGATTATGCTCGTTTCAGAGGCATAATACTCACAGAAGATCAGAAAAATGTTCTTCGATCCGTTCTAAGTAATAAACCAACTATAGTCGAAAGTGCCCACTCAGTAGGTAAATCTTTACTTGCTGCAGTTTTAGCCTGTTGGTTTTATGAAACCCATGAAGATGCCATAGGATTAATAACAGCACCTGTTAACAGGCAAATCTCTGAAATTATATTTAGGGAAATGAGACGGATACTTCCTCATTGCAGGGATTTTGCACCTAAAGCTAATACTTTATACAAACATGCAGGTCATTGGGTAAATGGTTATGCTACCAACTCAGGTGATGCCTTCCAAGGCAAACATGCTAAAGGTGGTATATTAATTATCTTCGACGAATGTGCATCTGTGGATCAAATATTTTGGGATAGAGCCCATAGCATGTTTGAAGCAAACAAAAAAAACCACTATATGTTATGCATTGGAAACCCATATTCAAAAAGTTCACCAATGTATTTGGAAGCCCAGAAAGGTATGTATAATGTCGTCAGAATGTCAGCACTTACTCATCCAAATGTCACTGAAAAAAGAGAAGTCATTGCAGGTGCAATCACCTATCAAACCGTTAAAGAAAGAATTAAACTCGACTGTAGAATTGCTGAACAACATGAAATTGATAATTGTTTCCAATTCGAGGGAAATAACTATATTCCGGAAAATCCCCTTTTTGACGTCCAAATATTAGGTCAATATCCTTCTCAGTCCGATTTCTCTCTTTATTCTGAAAAAGATTTAAATAATTTACTTGAACCTATACCTGATGATCCAGATTATTTTGTAACCATAGGTTGTGATGTTGCACGTTATGGAAGTTGCAGCACTGTTTTTGTGGTTCGTAGAGGGCCAAATATAGTTGAAATGAAATCTTATAAAGGCTTTTCAATTGTTCAAACAGCTAATAAATTGAAGGAATTATGTAATAAATATGCTACCACCAAGGTAAGTCCATATTCAATTCCTTGTCAAATTGATGGATCTGGTCTTGGTGCTGGTGTTATTGACTTAGCTGGTACTAAAAATGATAAATATAATTTTATAGAAGTCATTAACAACAAACGTGCTTCTGAAGATATGGAAAATTATGTTAATGGCAAACGAACAGAAATTTGGGTCAGGGCAAGAGATTTAGCCAGAAAAAAACAACTTAGCATAGCAATGTTGCCAAAAGAACAACAAGATGAATTGCTTGAGGAACTTCGAATGCCGGAATTCACAGTAACTCTTAACTCTCTTATAGTGTTGGAAAGCAAGGAAAAAATTATCAAAAGACTTGGCAGAAGTCCTGACGTAGCAGATAGTTTTGGATTAGCTTGCCTTGTTGCAACATTAACTTTTGAGTCACACTTTTAGGAGATTATGTTTAATATTATTAATGACGATTGCCTCAACGGCATGAAAACTTTTTCTGATAATTATTTTCATAGTTCTATAACAGATCCTCCATACGGTCTTAATTTTATGGGTGCAGGTTGGGATCATGGTGTTCCGGGCAAAGAATATTGGCAAGAAGTATATCGTGTATTAAAGCCCGGTGGTCACCTGTTGTCTTTTGGTGGAACCAGAATGTTTCATAGACTTATGGTTGAAATTGAAGATGCTGGGTTTGAAATTAGGGATACAATCATGTGGGTTTATGGTTCTGGTTTTCCTAAGGGATTGAATATAGGCAAGTCAACTGGATTAACAGAATTTCAAGGTTGGAATACAAATCTTAAACCAGCTTGGGAACCTATTATAATTGCCAGAAAACCTGTTGAAACAACCATTGCAGAAAATATAATTAAGCATGGAACTGGTGGTATTAATATTGATGGGTGTAGAGTAAATCGTTATCCAGCAAATTTAATACATGATGGTAGTGAAGAAGTTTTGGAACAATTTCCTAATAGTAAAAGCACTATAAAAAGAAATGCTGTTGGTGCAAGGAATGATGGTAAAAGTATTTATGGTAAATTTAATACCATGAAATCATATGTAGGTGGATATGAAGACTCTGGTTCAGCAGCCCGTTTCTTTTATTGTGCCAAAGCAAGTCCTACAGATCGTAATGAAGGTTGTGAGGATATAGAACCACAAAAGACTGACAATTGTAGAAAAGATGGTAGTCCAACTTTGGTGCATAGACCAACTACCAAGCATGGCAACCATCATCCTACGGTCAAGCCAACCAGTTTAATGCAATATTTATGTAGGCTAGTGACACCTAAGAACGGCATAATTCTTGATCCCTTTATGGGTTCTGGTTCTACTGGAAAAGCTGCTATTTTAGAGGGTTTTAATTTTGTAGGGATTGAAAAAGAAGCTGACTATGCCAATATAGCTAGAAAAAGGTGTGAATATGCTAAAAATAGAACCGATATTCCAACAGACAAATAGTGATTGTGGCAAAGCCTGTGTTGCAATGGTTTTAGACTATTATAAAGTCCCATTAAAAGGGGTGGAATGTTTAGCCAATGCAATTGATGGTGTTCAGGTTAGAACTATTGAAGCATTTTTTAGGGAAAAAGGATTTACTGTTGCATCGGGCAACTTTACTTACAAGCTATTGGAGCATTTTTGCAATAAAAAAGTGCCCATTATATGTCTTTTGCAAGATCATTATGTTCTTGTAAAAGAAGTAAAAAGCTTCAGAATCGTATATAACTGTCCAATAAAAGGTGAAGTAAAATGTACTGCACATCAATTTAAAAAGAAATGGCATAATCAAGTTGATGGAGATGTTTTATTTAACTGGGGTATTGCATGCATGACATGCTAAAGTATGGATAATTAAAATAGTCATTTAATATTTAGGTGGTAAATATGGCAAAAATCAGAGAATCTATTGTAATTCCCGGTAATAATATGTGGGGTCCAGCTAGTGGCTTTGACTTCAATCCTTGGTCTGTAGATGCTTTCAATAATGGAAGTTGGCCGTACGGAGCATGGGGAATTACTGGTGTAAATCCATTTTCTACCAGTCAACAATATGACAATGGTTCAGGATATTTCCGTCAAGTTTATCTAACCAATTATCAATTGAAACAGGTTAGGGAACGGGCAAGATGGTTATATGCATACAACGAATATTGTGTAGCAGTTGTCAATCTTTTTAAATCATATGTCGTTGGTGATGGTTTTAAATATGAAGTCACTGGTGTGCATAATAATGTTCCTGAAAAACTAATTGAACAAGCTCAAAATGTTATAGAACTTTTTGCTGAAAAAAATGATATTCAAGAAATGGAATTGGAATATGTTTATAGGTTATTGGTCGAAGGAGAAGCTTGTGCCAGAGTATTTGAAGATAGTGATGGTTTATTGACAGTTAGATGGGTTGAAAATGATTTAATACTTCCACCTAGTGATAGTAATGATCCTGATATAAGTTTTGGTATTGCTTGCAGACATGATGACATACATGATATAAAAGGATACTGGATAGTCACAAGACCTTATGAAGGTCAAATACCTGAGCTTATAAGTGCTGAGGAGATTAATTATGACAAGGTTATGACTTATAGCAATAACAAGAGGGGATTATCAACTACTTTTCCAGTGACACAGAATTTTGTTAATGCTGAGCAGATATTGAATAGTATGATTAGCCTTGCAATTAGCAGATCAAAAGTGAGTATGATTCGTAAAATTGAAAATGCAACACCTGAAGGTGTTAATTCATTATTACAAAAGACTACAAATGTTCAGATTACCAATCCTTATCCGGGTCAAGGCAATTTAAATTTAGAGCAACTTCCCAATAGTTCCGTATTAACTAGTACTGCCAATATTGAGTATGAATTCCCTGAGATAAAATTAGGAGCAGTGGATTCTGAAGTTACATTGATGGCAAATTTAAGAGCTATTGCAGCCTGTTATGGAATTAGTGAAACCCATTTAACACAAAAATTAGATGGTGGATCTTATGCTGCTCATATAGTTCAGGAAAGTCCTAGTTTTAAAACTTTTAGTAGATGGCAGAAAAAGCTTGGTGACTTTTTTGCAAGTAGAAGAACCAAGCCTCATCAAAGTTTGATGTGGAAACAATTATGTTATGCTGTGAAAAAAGGATTGTTGCCTAGCAATGCATTAACAGAATTGAAGATAGTTCCTACTGGACCTAGTTTACTAACTAGAGATCCTGTTCAGGAAGCACAAGCTAATCAAATTTATTTTGATATGGGAATCAAGAGTGCCAATCAAGTTGCTTCTGAACAAGGTTATGAATATGACGAGCAGAAGAAGCAAAGGATGGATGATCAGGGTTTGGAAAA